TGGCGAGATCATAAATGGAGAATCGTCTCTTTCTTCCATGAATGCAAAGTTCATAGCTTCACTTGCCCGTGGAGCAAGACGATCAGCCATTGCAATATCTACTTCATTAAGCTCATAACAAAGCCTGTGAGCCAGTTCCCATGTAATTGCATCTACCCAACGCTGTGGAAGCTCAATGGTCTGTGTCAGAGTTCCTACGTCCATAATGTGCCGTTGCCGCCATGTAACCATCTGCGCAAACTGGGCAGCTTGGTTTGGCGTCGGCCACAGATTCATGACTGGTGCTGCAATCTTCCTATCCAGCCAAAACTGCAACGGCCTGCCTTGGAATGATTTGTTGGGCAAGTTGGTATAGTCATCTTGGTTGAGACGAGCCAAAGGAATTTCAGTCGGGTTGCCTGCTGTTACAAACTCGGCAACGTCAAGAATAGTTCCATTAAGAGCTGCTAATCTCCAATACTGACCATTGATGGAAGGGTTAAGATCATACCACTGCCACTCTCCAGCGGTGTATGTAACCGCTCCGGGGACAAGGGCGTCATAAAAATTAATTGCATCATTGGAGTATTCCACCTTCATGTCATAGATTCCGGCTGAGTACATATTAAAGCCGATAGTAGATATGTTTTGCTGGGTTTTTAAGTCCTTCAAAATCCATCCGTTAGCGGTTGTTTGAGTACAAGCCGTTGCCAGATTACTATCTTCAGCGTAGTCCGGGGTTCCCTGACTTGCTGTGATAGTACCAGTATACTGGTTGATAGTGCGATAGTTTGAGTTCAAAAGGTCAATAGTTCCAGCTGGAAGGGTGATATAACCATTGCCAAGGTAGAATGGCATAATGGTCTTCTCAACTGTCCATAGCTGGATACCACGATTGCACAGCGATGAAATGAGCAGATACAGGCTGTCTAAAGCCGTCTGCTGCATTTCAGATGTTACGATTTCAGGTGCAACCTTACAACGTCTGAACGCTTGGTCCAGAATGTTGTTGGTGTTGAATACCGTTTGAGAAACCGTACCGCTGGTTGTCATTATTTTTTGCCTTTTGCCATGCCGCCTTTTTTGCGAGCCATTGGGCCTTTAAGCATTGAGTTCATCCCTGCCATTATTCCACCCGACATAGGCAACGGAGAACCCATAGGCTTACGAGGGCCATTTGGATTCCGTGGACCAAATGGTCCTCCACCATTATCGTATGGAGTAAGAGGACGTTTTTGAGGACGAGGACGAGGATCAATCATAATGCTTGGAATACGCGGGTTTGGCATACCGGGTTTCCGAGGAATCGGTGTACCCATGCCGCCCCCTCCGCCTTTAGGTTTTGTTGGCATTCCAAGAGGACGATCATCTGGTCCAAGAGCAACGCCATTGTCGCGTGGATTGCGACGGACTTGGGTTTGATATGCTTGTTCCATTGCGCCACCCTTGGCCTTCTTCATAACTGCGCCGCCATGAGAATAATGGCAAGTGCTGGACATTTTGGCGTTTGGTTTAAAACCGTTCATTTTACTCTCCTCGCAGCAGCTGCGTTATCAACTAGGTTTGGATATGGACGACCAGCTTTTTTAGCTCTGGCTTTAGCGGAAGTCTTTTGAGAAGGAGTCAGCTTCTTGCTTTCCTTCTTTGGGTTTTTGGTTTCCCAAAATGGTTTAGCCATGTCAGCAACTCCAAGCTCTAAGGGACTTATTGATACGACTATTTGGGTCGTTGGCAGTTTTGGAAGATGTTAGTTTCTTCTTCATACCTGTCATCCTAGCACAGAACGATGCCTTCCGGCCCTCATCCTTTTTGGTCTTAGGACTAGGGGCCGGAGGTTTCAAATTCATGCCTTGGGCCTTAGCAGACGCACGGCCTTTGGCATTCAACCCGCCCTTGGGGTTTTTGCCTTCAGCTCGTTGCCACGCTGGGGTCTTTGCCATGCTAATTATCCGTAAGTTTTAATACACTCAAGGACAATGGTGTACATGTCTCCAGCCGTTTGGTCATGCGTTGAAAACGCAATATTCCCTGTTTTGCCAGTGCCAGAGTTATTAGAAATTCCGCCAAACGACGAAAAGTCCATGAGATATGGACCGTTTGATGTTACTGCCCATGCCAAAATATCGGTGGTTGCATCCCAAAGAACGCGCACCTCCATGCCATGTGCGGCAGACCAAATGCGGTTAATCTTTACGCCTGTGCAAGCCGCCCCAAACTGGTTTTTGGCAAGGTTGGCAACAATCACCTTGTTGACAGCGGTTTCACCCGTGCCATCAGAAATGTTGGTAAACTTTTGAATGACAAGACGATCCCCATCAAGGAGCGTCTGTGTAGTTACTGCATCAGCCATTAGCTCTCTCCATGTAAATGAAGGGGGAGACTATGCTCCCCCATCTTAATTAAGCAGGAGTGACACCAATAGCGCCAGCCTTTGTAGCTGTTGGACCAGCCTGAATAGCTGTCATTCCAATAGCAATCACAAGGCGGCGAGCGCCGTTTGCTGCGGTGCTTGCTGGAAGGAATGTACCGCGTACATCGCCAGTTGTTGCTGATGGGGTTGTTGAAACAGCAGCAACAAAAGTACCAGCATTATCGGCAACGGCATTGTTCCACCCTGTGCGGAGCAGATAACCAGCGTCCGTAACAGCATATGGCAATCCAAACACGTCAGCTGAACCAACTGACAAGTTGCCAGTCAAAGCAGCTGAAACAGCAACCTGAGTAATGGTTTTAAAAGTTTTAGTGCTGGTTACGGTTGTTGTACCATTGCACGTCAATGTCTGCGTCTGGGTCTGGCCATAATAGTCAGTACCAGTAATTGTAACGGTTTCCGTTGTGTTTGCAGCATTTGAGGTAACAATTGAGAAAGCGCGAGCATAGTCAAATGTTGCTACGCCGTTTGTGGCCAATGTGCCATTGATTGTGGCATTTCCAGCAGCGGCGACAGCCTGTGCAGCGCAAACTGCTGTAGCAGCAAGTGCAGCTGGCACAATATCAAAAACGTATGTGCGGCCTAGTGGGCCTACGCCCTGACCGATTACGCCGGGGTTGCCGGAGCTTGCCCAGCTACTTGTCTGTGGGCCTGTAGCAGTACCCATCCAGAGATCATCACTTTGTTGTCCCATTGGTCTTCTCCTTGAAAAGCCTGACCGTTTCAGATTTGAATATAATGCACGATTTTAAGATTGATTACTAGCCCCACTATCATGCTTCCTCAGGTAATCAATGGCAGATTGGAGAAGGGTAGGATTGTGCCTAAGAAGCCCTATTCCTTGGTTACATGGCTTGCATAATAACCCTCTTACTTTTCCTGTATTATGACAATGATCCACTGAAAGCGATATTGTTTTTCCTTTAATCATAGTTGTTTCTGGATGTTTGCAGATCAAACAAACACTTTTTTGAAGGTCAAATTGATGGTTAAACCAATCAAGATTAACTCCATAACTCTTTTTAAGATCAGAATTTTTGCTGTAATAAGTGTTTTTTGAGCGTCTATTTTTTTGCCAAATTCTCATATAGGAAGCTCTATTTTTACGAGCCTCCTCAGGCATAATGGTTTCTTTCCAAAAAAAGTTATCTAGCCCCCACGGTTTTGATTTATCAGGTCTATAAATTTTAGCATGTTCTGATGGTCGCTCTGGAATTTCTTTTACAAATTTCCAAAAGTCCTGCCACTCTTCTGGCATATTAAATTTATGAGTACGGATTAATCCACACCAAGATTTATATAGCGGGTGCTTTTCCCGCTGGCCCCAATCATTAGGACGACTATTTTCAATTGTCCCATGACGGGAAAGACGTTTTCTATGAGTATCGCACAGGCCATGTGAAACGGCCTGTGCGACGCAGTTATGAACGTAGCACTTCTCTGGCATATCATCCTCCGGGTTCTCACCCTTATGGACTAATCCCAGAGAAATGTCAACTAAAGCCCAGTTGTGCCGTAGACACCGCGTGGATCGGTCCATCCAAAGATGTAACGCTCCGTGGCCTTGTAGCGCATTGAGTCAGTCTCAAAGTCGCCTTCCATGCTCTTTTCAAGCGGACGACGCATAAGGAGCTTCAAGCCTTCTGGAGCGTCAGTCTCAACCCACCATGCGGTGTTTGAGGTAAGACGCGACAGGTTGGCCTGACCACCCGACAATACGCCCGTTGTGGTCAACGGGTTAATGTCGTTGTTGTTGGTCCCCGTGCGGAGTGCCGACTTCAAGAGGACTTCCGACTGGAAGAAGTTTGAAGGAGACACAACCAGCTTCTTAGGCTCAAGACGAATCTTCTTGCCGTTGTTGTCAACAGCCTGACGAATCTGAATGAGAATCTGCTCCAACGAGGTCTGCGAGAGTGCAGCCGACGTGGAAAGCTGGTTAGAGAAGGTCTGACCATTGGCAATAGGGTGAGCCGTGTTAACGAGCGTCACGCCGTCGCCGCCAACATAACCACCCGTAAACGCACGGTTGAGGATGTTAGCTCCAAGGGTTTCCTTCGTCTCGATGAGAGAGCGAGCAAGATGCTCGGCGTAGGTGCGGCCAATCGAGATATGATCACCGTCCTCGACGAGAACCTTGGTGAGCGCAAATGCCAAGCCATATACACGGTAGGTGTATCGGGCAAGGAACAGAACGCCACCGCTCTGGTACGTTACAGCAGTGCCGTCAGGAAGTTCTGGGGCAGCGCCAAAGCCGTACAAGACTGGCTCTTCATGATAGTTGCGGGGAATGCCACGCTGCTCTTTGAACACTTGGGCATATTCATCCTTGCGGGTGCTATAAATGCCATCAAATGTTTCATTGAGGATTGGCTCGACTACAGACCTAAAGTCTGTACTGCGCATTGGTAATGCCATAGTTCAAGCCCTCCTTAGTAGGCAGCGATGGTTGCGACGTTCTGATGCTTGGCAATCTGAACCTGCACAATTGTGAAGGCATCACCAAAAGCATTATCGACGTATTGAGAAAGACCGATAACACGCAGCTGCGCGTTAGTGGTGCTTGACGATACATCCAGAGCCGTCGTTGAAAGACCAAGAGGCGTAGTGCCAGTGGCCGAGTTGATGTTGTACTGGTTGCCAATGTTAGCAATCACCAATGACGCATTGCCCTGAATTTCATAGACAATGGTAGGGTCCATTGTGAAATAGGCAATGATCTCGGTTGCTGCCGTTGAAGCAGGCCAGAAGTTTGAGACGCGCTGACGGCCTGTTGAGTCAACAAACTCAACGCCCATAAACGTGCCAATCATTGCTTCACCAGCAGCTGATGGAACAATGTAACCCTCGACGCTGCCGGAATCACCGGAAACGCCATAACGGCAAGGCTGCTGCTGGAAAATATCCGTGGCATAGCCTGTTTTAATCTGGCCGGAGAACGGACGAACTATACCCGATGGGGAATAGATCGGACGGAGGCCAAACGGAGTAGCGGATGAAGACATTTGCTTCTACCTTCTGTTTGGTTGCGGAGAGTCTTAGCGACTCATTGGGGACCGCATTTCTGACAAGCCATCACCTTCATACACGTCACCACCCAGTTGCTTAGCCTGACTACGGATGAAATCCGCAGTGTCAGCCAATTTACCCTCTTCTGCCCGTGGCCGCTCATAGTGGGCTTCGTGCATATAAACCTCATAGAGTTTCATAGGCAGTTTGAAAGCCACCATTTCATTCACCCCGATACAGCCGACATATTCCCCCGTTTTAACTGATGCGTGATCCCAACCGGGGACATCATGGGGTTCAACTGGAGTGTATCCGAGGGAGCGACGTGAATGAATAGAGTCGCGTGGGTTTGTGGTTGTGAGCCAACAGACGTGATATCCGGGGATTTCCGGCAAGTCCGGAAGTGCGGATTGAAAAAACTGCTGCCTAAACATGGAAAGTCGATCATTATCTGTAAACGTGCGGTTTTCAGTAATTTCACGGTCTTCCATATTGCGGGAGACGCGATTCTCATCGACGCCTTTATTCAGTTTCTCATTTGACATATTATCCTCCTATGAAGCTCAACGCGGGTTTTGTCTGTCGTAATTACGGTAGGCTTTTAGATAACGCTTCCTGATGAGCGGGTCATCCCAAGCGTTCATCTTCATTAAAGCCTCTTTCCGTTCAGGCGAGACAATAACCTTATTGTCGCTCGTTGATGGGCGTATAGAATCTCCACGTCCAGTAACGGGCGGGGCCGCCCTTCTACGCTCCCGGTCAACGCCAACTTTTCCAAGTCTACGTTTCACACGCGCATCCAGCTCGTCCCAGTAATGCTCTGAAGAAGGGCTGACGCCACTCTTCTGAGCTTCACGCGCCCATGCTTCGTCAATTGCACGGGCGACAGCGGAATCCTCGTCCTCTCCAGAAGGATTGAACCAAGGGTTTTTCCGCATCCACTGCTCAGCATGGTTTTCCGTCATTGGGTCTAAGACGGAAGACTTCTTTTGCAGTTGAGGATTGTTTAGCTTCTTCTTCAGCTCTTCAGCTTCATAAGCAGCTCTAACGCTTTGTTCTCGGAGGCGCTGGGCTTTGATAGCCTTGTCACCGTCTCCGGTTTCAAATGCCTCTTTAAGTTGCTGTTCAGCTTGTTCAATTTGCTGCAAAGCCCATTGATACCGTTGATCAGCAGTTTGAGAGTCAGATTGAACATTGCGTGATTCTAGCGCAACGAGGCGTTCTTTTGCCTCCACAAGCTCACGCAGAAGGACAGTATTCTCCTCCCGCGTTTTCTTTATGTTTTCACGCTGGCGTTCTTTTTGACGTTTACGACGCAGTTGTCTGGCGTTTGTTTCTTCACCGTCACCGCCTTCATCTTGCGCATCGCGCTGGTCAGATTCCAAGCGGTCATCATCGCCATCATTATCGTCATCCTGATCTTCTTCAATCTCGATGATTTCAATGTCGTCTTCGTCGTCTTCAATCAGATGTTCTTTGTCAGACATGATTCATCCCCCCATTAAATATGGGCTTGAATGGCGGTAGGATCGCCATCAACCGTGCCAACAATATCGAGATCATTAAAGATCACGAACTCCACCTTTTCACCCTTTTCACCGGGGATGTCCCGACGCCAACGTGATCCAGCATACTTTGGAACAAACACAAAGTCACCTGCTTTGTACCAAGCCCCTTCCGGCCACAATTCCATCGTGCCACGATTCCTAAAAGATAGCGGCCCAACCGCTACTACCTTTGCCACCTGAGTGTTATCCTGTTCCGCATCTTTAGAATAATCTGAAAGAAGAATACCACCAGCTGTTTTTGTTTTTGGCCTCCGTATCTGTACCAAGACACGGGAACCAGTTGGCTTAATGCCAAAGTCTATATTGGGAAACGCTTCATCAATCCCTGATTGTGAATCGAGTTTCACCACGGCGGCTATAGCCATGATCGTCATCCTCGCTATCATAGTTCAAGCTATCTTCAATAATTGAGATAGCCTTCTTTACTCCGGAGAAGTGTCCGGTCACACGCCCATACTCAAAGGCGTCTCGTTGTGCGGGGCTACTCAATGAACTCTCGGCAAATGATCTTTGCTCTTCCTTCAGCGCGAGTAGCACCCGCTCAATTAGTGGTACTTCAGAAAGCCTTACCACCACGCTTCAGTCCTTTCATAGACTTCTGGCGGTCGTGCTTTGCATCCATTGGTGACTTTTCATATGCCTTCATAGACATACCGCTCTTCTTTGCGAGCTTCTTGTCTTGAGCCATATCCATAGCGCTACCTTCAAATTTTGGCATACCACCCTTTTTAAAAGGAGTGTTTTTGCCTTTTGGCTGCGGGATAGCTTTGCCCATTGCCATTTTCTTATGCTGGTTGATTGCACCGTCCATAATTAATTACCCTTCATCAATGATGTGCCACTTTTGATATTGGTCCTATGACCCTGCTCAATTTCAGACGCAGCAATCAGCATCGCCGTTTGGTTGTCCTCACGGTTT